CATCAGAAGCTAAAACAGAATTACGTAGTCAAATTTCTAAACTTAAACAAGAAAAGACTAGACTTACTAATCTAGCTTCTAATGTAGAAAAAGGTAAAGTAACCAAAGCTAAAAGAAGGTTATCTAAGATGCCACCACAAACAGGCTCTACTCAAAGCTTCTATACCACTACTAAAAAAACAGGTGGTAAAGTAGGTGGTCGTGGTTGTGGTAAAGCACTACGTGGTTATGGTAAAGTAATGAAAGGAAAAAGATAATGGCAGTTCCATTAATATTAGCAGGAGCAGGTATGGTAGTACGTGCAGTTGCTCCACGAGTAATTCAACAGCTTATGCGTCAAGGTTTTAAACGTGCCACTACCCAGCAAATTAAAAAAGCAGGTGGTGAAAAAGGTATGTCTACTGTTACTTCAGTAAACCAAGCAAAGAACTTAAAACCTACTCGTCCAACTTTAAGACCTTCTACTAAAGTTGTTAAGCCTAAATCAGGTGTAACTTCTCAACAAAGAAGTGCTTTATCTAATATGGGTGGTCGCACTGTTGCTCCTAAGAAACCTAGTAGTACATCTGTTGCTGCAAAGCCTCGTAGTAATGTTACAACATCACGTACTACTGCAGTAGCTCCTAGACGTACTACTTCTGTAACTGCACCTAAGTCAAGACCAACCATGCGGAATATTACACCGCCTAAACGTGGTCTTCCTTCTGCTCCACCAAAGCGTCCTATTTCTAATGCACAACGTGCAGCAAATATAGGAAAGACTGCAGCAGCTTTAGGCACAGCAGCTTCTATGTTGCCTAGTGTAAAAGAAGGACCTAAAACAGCTAAAGCTAAACCAAGTGTTACTGGTCCTATGCCACGTCCTAGTAGAAATGCACCTAATTATGGTATGCCTAAACCAAAGGCTAAACCTTCTGAAGGCAAAGACCCACGGGGTAATCAAATTAAACCTACTCCGGGTAAAACAATTATGCCTAAAAAGTTTCAGGGTAGTTATAATAAAGACACCCATAAGCTTAGTAACATAACAATTGACGGTAAAAAATCTACTTATGTCTTGCCTAAAAATATGACATCGAGTAAAGCTAAAAGTCTTTTAACTAGTACTGCTAAGAAGTATGAAGGTGGTAGCTTTACAAAACCAAATAAATTAAAAATGAAACAACGTAGTGTTGCTGAAGAAAAGCGAAGAAGTAAAGAATATTTTAATAGGTCTAAAGCTAAGAAAAATCCACCATCTAAATATAAAGGATTTTCTGAGTTACCAGAAAAAGTACAAAAGAAAATGAGTCCTACTCTTGCTGCTAAATATAAAGGTGGTGGCTCAGTAGGTAGCAGCAAAGTTGCCCGTCAAGTTAGAGGGTTTGGAGCAGCACGTAAACCCAAAAAATAAAAAGGAGACAGGGAAATGAAAAAGCCTACTAAGTCTCGTAATCCTATAGCTAAGTCTTTGGCTAATAGATTATATCAACCTAAAGTAGTAAAACCTAAAAAAGGCAAAGGCTCTTACACTAGAAAAGGTGTAAGGGCTTTGTCCTCTGGTGGTAAACCTAAATCTACAGTAAATAAAGCAGGTAACTATACTAAACCTACTATGCGTAAAAGATTATTTGAACGTATTAAAGCAGGTGGAAAGGGCGGTGCTCCGGGTCAGTGGAGTGCTCGGAAAGCTCAAATGCTGGCTTCTGCTTATAAAAAAGCAGGTGGCGGTTATAAAAACTAATGGCACGTATAAGCGAAAATACTGAGGTAGCATTACCTTTACGTAATATTATAAGTATGGTTGCTGCAGCTTCCTTGGCAACATGGGCATATTTTGGTATTATAGAACGGCTTAACCAAATAGAGACAAACATTACAATGATGGAATCTGACTTGGGACAGAATACTGAGTTTCGTATTAAATGGCCTCGTGGTGAAATGGGTAGTCTACCTGCAGACAGTGAACAGTTTATGTTGATTGAACACCTTGCTGACCAGCTAGATGAACTGACAGCACAGATAGATGAAGGCAGAGCACCACATGACCAACAGCAAAAATTAACATTAGAGTTTTATGAGAAACGAATTAGTGCTATAGAAACACGACTTGAAATAATGCGAAATGGAAATCATGGTGACTGAAACAATTACATTAATACTTTATCTTGCAGGAGATATAGCTGAACACACAGCATTTGAAAAGTTGTCAAAGTGTTTAAAAGCTAAACGCACAATAGAAAGAAATCTGTATAAAGATACAGGTAATGTAAGGTACTCTTGCGAAAATAAAACAGTTGAAATTAACAAAGGTCCAGATGGAAAGAATTATATAGTAAAGATTGTGGAGTAGCAAATGTTAGCAGAAATAGCCGCAGCTAATGCTGCATTTGCAGTAATTAAAACGGCTATTAGTAATGGTCGTGAAATTGCAGACGTTGCAGGAAAAGTAGGTGAGTATGTTAATGCTACCGAAAGCTTACGTAAGAAAGCAGACAAGAAGAAAAGACGTACAGGCTCTGCAGATTTAGAAGAGTTTATGCATCTTGAAAAGCTAAAGCAGCAAGAAGAAGAACTAAAACAATTAATGATATATACTGGTAGACCCGGACTATGGCATGATTGGATTAAGTTTCAAGCACAAGCAAGAAAACAAAGATTGCTTGCAGAGCAAGAAAGAAAGAAAAGAATGGAAGATTTAGTACAGACATTAATAATATCTGGATTACTTATACTAGGTTTATTTGCTGTAGCTGCTCTTGTTTGGTGGGCTTTTTATTTAAAGTCATTGTAAATATAAATATTTAATGGTATAATAGGAACTATCATGGCACTAAAGAAATCACAAAGGAGCTTAAAGGCTTGGACAAAACAAAAATGGAGGACCAAGAGTGGTAAGCCCTCTACACAAGGTCCAAAGGCTACGGGTGAACGGTATCTCCCCAGCAAGGCAATCAAGGCGTTATCCGCAAAAGAATATGCTAAGACTACGGCAGCTAAAAGAAAAGGAACAGCAAAGGGAAAGCAATTTGTTAAGCAGCCTAAGACTGTCGCAAAGAAAGTCAAACGGTATAGGAAGGTAAAGTAATGACTACTAAAAGTAAATACCCCGGAGTAAAAAGATTACCATCAGGAAGGATTGAATATCGTGGTACAACATTTGCAGGATTTAATAAACCTCGTAAGTCAACACGTCCAGAAAAGAAAGGGATGGTTCTTGCAAAAGAAGGAGATACAGTTAGACTTATTCACTTCGGACAAAAAGGATATGGTCATAACTATTCTTCTACGGCACGTAAGTCATTTAAATCTCGTCATGCTCAAAATATTAAAAAAGGTAAATTATCTGCTGCTTACTGGGCTGATAAAGTTCTGTGGGCTGGTAAGGGTGGTAGCAAAAAAAGCCCACCGAAAACTCAATCGCATAAGAAGTATGGAAGGAAAGCATAATGGCTGACAAAAAGAAATTACCTAAAGCACCACCTATGTCACCCGTAAGGTCATTGGCGAAATTAAGTGATGCAGAATTTAATAAGTTACAAAAAGCTGTAGAAAATTATACTAAAGAAAAAGGACCTACTGCAGTTGCTGCTTTGTTTAAAAGTTTTAATAAAGGTAGAGATAAAAAGCAATACTATAAAAATGTAGATACTGCAGAACAATTAGTACCGATGGTAAAAGCAGAAGCTAAAAAAAGAAAAGCAAAAAGTACTGTAAAAAAATCAGCAGGAATGACAGTAGGTAAGGCTAACTATCCGGGTAAGAAAAAACCACAAGAAGGTCCTATGTATGACCCACGTAAAACTACAGTAAAGCCTAAGAAAAAAACTGTTAAGAAAAAAAGTGGTGGTTCAGTTGGTACACATAACAGGCTTTATTAATGGCTATAAGTCGTTCATCCGTTGGGCAACAAATAACCAAACCCGGAAAGAAAAAAAGAAAATCAAAGCCCGTAAAAAGAAAGGGTAAATAAGTATGGCTACTTCAGGTACATATAACTTCAATATGGATATAGACGAAGTTATCCAAGAAGCAACAGAAATGATTGGTGGTGAGCAGACCCTTGGGCATGAGCCTAAATCTGCACGTAGGTCTATTAATCTATTACTACAAGATTGGCAGAACCGTGGTGTAATGCTATGGACTGCTAATACTTCTGCAGTTACCCTTACAACTAGTGTAACTACCTTTACTCTTGCTTCTGCAACTATTGATGTACTTGAGGCTGTACATAATAGAGATGACAGAGATATTCAGCTTGAACGTATCTCTATGCAAGAATATCTTAAAATACCTAATAAGGGTCAAACAGGACGTACTACTCAGTATGCAGTAAGACATGAACGTGGTAATCCTGTTGTACATCTTTGGCCTATTCCAGAAAATTCTACAGACCAAATTAAACTAGAGCTTGTTTCTTATATGCAAGATGTAGATAAATCTGCAGTACAAAATGCAGATATCTCTCGTAGATTCCTTCCATGTCTAACTGCAGGATTAGCTTACCATATGTCAATGAAACGCCCCGGTGTAGAGGCAGGCCGTATTACTATGATTAAACAAGAATATGAAGAAAGACTACAACGTGCTATGGATGAAGATAGAGAACGAGTTAGTATTTTCTTAAAGCCAAGGGTTATGGTATAATGTCTACAGCAGGTAGAAAAAATGTATTAGCTATTTGTGATACTTGTGGATTTAGATATAAACTAAATCAACTAAAAAAGAATAGCATGGGCATGATGCAATGTCCAACAGATTATGATGGTACGTATGATTTAAAAAGCCATCCTCAAAATAAATCACCTCGGATTGAAGAAAAGTATTTTATCCGTGATGCAAGACCTGAAGGTAATGGTGGTATTAATTTACAGTGGCAACAAGCTACTACTCTATGGAACAATAACTTAAAGTATTGGAATTTGATATAATGAGTTTAACAGGAAAACAAATAGCAAATTCATATCTTGATTTGCTTCAAATGAATAATAATAATGCAGGTGTTCCAGTAGGCGCACCTATTACTGTACGTGATGGTAATGGAACTCCTACACCATTACAGCTTTCCCAAGGTACTGTTAATATTAATGGTACTTTCCAATATAATGGTATAGCTCTTACTACTAATGTCTCTGGTCTTAATGCAGCAGCCGCAGGTAGTTCTTTAGTAACTGGTATTGTTGCAGAAGATGGTAATACAAAATATGGTAGAACACTTACTGCTTCTACAGGTGTAACAATTACTAATGCAGATGGTACAGGTGGTAATCCTACATTTGCAATTGCAGATACTTCTGTTTCTGCAGCTTCATATGGACCTATGAACAGCATTACTGTAAATGCTCAAGGTCAGATTACAGATGTATCTGCCGTAACAACTATTTCTGCTAATGCTTTTATTGGTGGTACTCTTTCTGGCTCTTCCCTTTATGTAGAAAATAATGTATCTGTTTCAGGCACAATGGCAGTTGCAGGTAATACTAATATTTCTGGTACAGTTTCCATTGCAGGAAATACATCCATAGGTGGTAATTTACAAGTAGGTGGTAATTTTGGTGTATCAGGTTCAACAAGTATTTCAGGTAAACTTACAGTAGAAAATATTGTAACAAGTGTTGTTAGTGCAACATACTTGTATGGTGATGGTTCTAATATTACTGGTCTTGCAGGTGCAGGTACAATGACAGAAGTACGTGCAAATACTGGTATATTTATGACTGTAAATGGTACTACAACTACAGACATTACAGGCTCTGGTACTATTGGTCTTAAAACTGACCAATCATTTGGTGTTGTAAGTGCTACATCCTTTGTTATAGGTGGAGACAATGTGGCAATGTCTGCTACAGTTGCAAGTCTTTCTGCAACTATGGCTACTTCAATTGATAATAGCAATACAGTAATTGCTGCTGTATCAGCTTTAACTTCTGTAAACAGTGCAGCAATTACAAGTATTAATTCTAATATTACTTCTTTATCTGCTACTATGGCAACATCAATTGATAATAGTAATATTGTTATTGCTGCAGTAAGTGCTCTTACTTCGATAAACACTGCTGCTATTACAAGTATTAATTCAATTATAGGTTCAGGTGGTATTGCTTCTTCAGCAACTGTAGCTGCTTTATCGGCAACTATGGCTACTTCTATTGATAATAGTAATACTAATATTACTGCTAATACTAATTCTATAACTTCTATAAATACAGTTGTAGGAAATAATACAACTAATATTGCTGCAGTTAGTGTTTTAGCATCTGTTAATTCTGCAGCTATTACTTCTATTAATACAGTAGTTGGTACTAATACAACTAATATTACTACTAATACAAACGCAATAACATCTATTAATACTGTTGTAGATAATCTTTCTGCAACATTTGCTACATCTATTAATAACCAAGCAACAGCAATTACTGCTTTGTCTGCAACAATGGCAACTAGTATAAATAATACAAATACTAACTTGACAACAGTATCTGCATATGCTACAAGTATAACACAAGCTTTGTCTGCAACAATGGCAACGAGTATTAGTAATCATTTACCATTAGCAGGTGGAACTTTAACTGGTGGAGTAATTGCAGCTACACAAACTGTATCTGCAAATGCAACAACTACTCCTGACTTTGGCTCATATACTAATTTTGTTTGGACATTAGATGGTAATTTAACATTAGGTAATCCTACAACAGAAGCAGGGGGAATGGGTGGTACATTTGTATTTATACAAGACAGTACAGGCAGTAGAACTTTATCAGTAGGAAGTGAATATAAAACAGTAGGTGGAAGCATTACATTATCTACAGCAGCAGGTTCAGTAGATGTTGTACCATATTTTGTACAAGTAACAGGAACTGTATTGCTAGGTTCTCCATCTCTTGCTTTATCTTAATATTAGGAGTTATTTAATATGTCATTAGTTAGTAGTCCATTTTTTCTTGCAAAAGGTGTAACAACAGATGTTGCAGGACAATCCCTGCGTTTCGAGGACGGTGACAGTGCCTACCTGTCATGGACACCAGCATCGGCTGGCAACCGCAAGACATGGACATATAGCACTTGGATTAAACGTGGTA